GGTTCTCCAAATGCAGATGACTCTATGTTTGGTGTTACTACTACAACTGGTGATCCATCAGGTGGTCTTTACGGTGCAGGTCGTTTCGGATATTCAATCAACGAAACATCTTCTGCAGTAACTGCAGCAACTGGTTCTGTACCAACTGCAGCTCAAGTTAATGGAGATTCTGCATATTCTGGTTCATCTCAATTTGTAATGTTAACTGCAAATTTACCAACTAATGCAGATTTATATGCAGTACGTTCATTTACGTTTAACGCAGGTGCAACTGAAGTTAAACCAGTTCAAGCATTTTCAACAATTACTTCTACATATACTGGATCGTTTGTATTTACCGGATCTTTGTTACCTACTATTAACGCATCAATCCTTGCGGGTACATTCAAAGTTAACTATAGCAAACAACCTACAGATATTACGAGAGGTGATTTTGAAGATACTAATCCGTTCAAAGGAACTGCTTATAACAGTGGCGGTATTAATTCAGGTACAGATATTGATATCCCAGAAATCAATCTTGAAATGCAATCAGAGCCAATCGTTGCTAAAACTCGTAAGTTGAAAGCAGTTTGGACACCTGAATTTGCGCAAGATCTTAACGCTTATCACTCAATTGATGCCGAAGCTGAATTGACTTCAATGCTTTCTGAGTACGTATCAATGGAAATCGATTTAGAAATTCTTGATATGTTAATTTCAGCAGCACCGACAACTGAATATTGGTCAGCAAGAAATAACACAATTTGGAATGGTATCGCATTTGAACAAGTAGCAGCTGGTGCTGTTTCAGCTACAGGTTTAGGTGATGGATTCTACAATACTCAAGGAGGATGGTTCCAAACACTTGGTACTAAACTTCAAAAAGTAAGTAACAAGATTCACCAAAAAACTTTGAGAGGTGGTGCTAACTTCCTTGTAACATCTCCTGCAGTTGCAACTATCCTTGAGTCTATCCCGGGATTTGCTGCTGATACTGATGGAACTAAGATGGAATTTGCGGCTGGTGTTCAAAAAATTGGTGCAATCAATAACAGATACACAGTTTACAAAAATCCATACATGTTAGAGAATGTAATCCTTATGGGATTCCGTGGTACTCAGTTCCTAGAAACAGGTGCTGTATTTAGTCCATATATTCCATTAATTATGACTCCGCTTGTATACGATCCAGTTAACTTCACTCCACGTAAAGGTGTTATGACACGTTACGCGAAGAAAGTAGTTAGACCCGAATTCTACGGTAAAGTATATGTTCATGGATTAAACACTCTTTAATAGTTAATTGAATTATTCATTAACCATTTAACGAATGAGGAAAAGGGGGCTTAGGCTCCCTTTTTTTTATGTATTATATTTATTTATATAAAAAAAGGTATATACATGTTTCAATTAAATTGGCAAGAATTTAGTCGTCGTCCGCATATTGCACGTTTGCCATTGCATGAACAAGTACGACAATTTCATTGGGAACAACAAAGATACAACATGATGTTAGAATATGTAGCAAATTCGTCTATTTCTAGTGCAGCAGCTGCTGGCGCAGGAGCTGGCGGCGGAGGAGGAAAATCTCAACAAGATGCATCTGTTAATGACTATGTAGAAAACAATTACATTGATAACTATTTTGAATAAAAAAAAAGGAAATAAAAAATGTCATTAGTAACAAGAACAGGAAAAGGAAGCAAATTAACCATAGAAGAAATGGATGGTAATTTAACGTATTTACAATCATCATCATTTCAAAATGGACTATATACATCTGGAAGCGGGTCAATTACAATTACGGAAACTTCAACTAAATTAGGATTTGGTCCGGATGCAAAATTTGAAGTTACTGAAACTCAAGTAGTAGTAGGTGCAGAATTAAGTTGCGATTCGCCAGTAGTGTTTGCTACTGATCAAATCGTATTTTCAAACTTACCACAAGCAGACCCAGTTAACGCAGGACAATTATGGATAGATAGTGGATCTGGATATGTATTAAAAGTTTCTCAAGGATAATAAATTTTAAAGAAAGGGTAGCTTCGGCTACCTTTTTTACTGTTCGATATTTATATAAAAGGATTGATATATGGCAGTACCGCATAATAAATATTCTATGCAAGTTATAATTCGGTATGATGGTCGTTTAGTAGATGTTTTAGATAGAATACGTGCAATTAGTTTAGTATTAATGGTGCATATCGAACAAGACTTGGGACCGGATAAAGAATTAATTACTATCAAAGTAATGACACCTCATGCTCCGCGAGACACATATAAAGCAATTCGCCAAGCTTGTTTAGGAAAAATTGAAACACTTAAGGACATGACTTTAAGAGAAACAACACTTACAAAATTAATTTAATACACGTTACAAAAGGTTATTATGGCTACAACTAACAAGGAGAAAACTCCACCGAAAAATGACATTAAATTTACAATAGCATTATCAGAAGAACAAAAACGAGCAAAAGAATTAATATTACAAACTCCATTCAATTTTATTCTAGGAAAAGCTGGTTCTGGTAAAACATTGTTAGCAGTTCAGATTGCATTGGATATGTTTTTTAAACGTAGAATAAATAAAATTATTATAACTCGTCCCACCGTATCAAATGAAGACAACGGATTTCTTCCTGGTTCATTAGCAGAGAAAATGGATCCATGGTTAGTTCCGCTTCGAAGCAATATGCGTAAAGTTTATAATAAACCAGAATTATTGGATAAATTAGAAAAAGAAGAAAACATTGAATTAGTATCATTAGCACACTTCCGAGGACGTACTTTTGATAATGCCGTATGTATTGTGGATGAATTTCAAAATCTTACCAAACAACAATTACAAATGGTATTGACTCGATTAGGAAAAGATAGTCTTATGATATTAACGGGAGACCGATATCAAATAGATTTAAAATTTAATAACGATTCGGCAGTGCACGAAGTACCCAAATTAAAACCTTCAAAATGGGTTAATGAAATTATTTTAACAGATAATCATCGACATGAAGCGTTAGAGGAAATTTTAAATCTACTAAATGAAAAATACTGATATTTATATATAAAGGAATAAGAAAGTGGATTACAGTGTATCAAAACCAATTTGGCCCGGATCATCTTCATTTACAACAGGTTCGACACCTTTTGGTTTCTTTGATACTGATACGCTTTTCCAACTACATGCAGATAAATTTGCTAAATACGCAGCACAACATTTAGGATATCCCATAATGGATGTTGAATTGTTGGATATAAATTTTTATACGGCATTAGAAGCTGCCACTATTGAATATTCAAATCAAGTCAATCAAATTAATATTGTTAACAACTTGATTAATACATTAGGAGTACAAACCGGTTCTAGTTATTTAACTGGCGGCACTTTAACTGGTGCTAACGTAGGTCAATCTTTAGGATACATTACAAAACTATCAAAAGCATACGGTACAGAAGCAGATAGTGGAGGTGACGTAATTTGGAGAAAAGCTGTAATAAATGTTATTCCGGGTGTACAAACATATAGCATACGCGAGGCAGTTTCTGCATCATTAGCACAAAATGGAATAGCGTTATCTAATACGAGTTCTATAGAAATACGCAGAGTATTACATAATGTTCCTCCCGCAATTGTAAGATATTTTGATCCATTTGTTGGAACAGGATTGGGGTCTCAACAATTATTAGATGCATTTGATTTTGGAGGATTTTCTCCTTCGGTTAGTTTCATGATGATGCCAATACACGCAGATTTGATGCGTTTACAAAGTATCGAGTTTAATGATATGGTTAGAAAGTCTCATTATACGTTTGAACTTCATGGAGATAATATATCATTTTGGCCAATACCATCAACCCCATCTGGTTCTTCGGCATCTGCAATTTATTACAACAAGGTTTGGATTGATTATTTGTTTGAAGAAGAAAAAAGCAAACAAGCTATTTTATTTGGTAATACAGTACTTTTAAAAGGAGTTGTAAGTGACGCATCTAATATACCATATACATATCAACAGTACAGTAGCATTAATGATATGGCCCGTTCTTGGATATTCAAATATGCATTGGCTTTAGTAAAAGAAATGTTAGGGTATGTTCGTGGTAAGTATTCGTCAATACCGATTCCAAATTCCGAAGTAACACTTAATGGATCTGAATTAGTATCACAAGGACAATCAGAAAAAGAAGCATTAATAACGCAACTTAAAGAATTTTTAGATAAATTAACAAAAGAAGCCATGTTAACACGTCAGAATGCAGAAGCAACGCAAATGAGTGAAATACTAGGCAAGGTTCCATTAAAAATATATGTTGGATAGGAGTAGAATATGGCACTATTTGGTGGAATGCGAGATGCTAAATTTCTAGCTTCTATTAATTCGGAACTTTTAAATGCAATTGTTGATACAGAAATTGAATTTTTTAAATTGGTAGTAGAATCTAGCAATTCAAATATTTACGGCGAGTCTGAATCTAAATCTTATTATGATTCTATTTTAATTCCTTGTTTGATAACCAAAGAATCTAAAACTGCAAATATGGATGATTATGGACATACATATACACGAACTGCGCAGTTTGGAATTTCCCGAGACATTCTAGAAAAAGCAGGATTTTATCCGGAAGTTGGTGATATCGTATTGTGGGATAATGAATATTACGAACTAGATAACGTAGATGCAAATCAATATTTCGTAGGAAAAAATCCAGATACTTGGCCAAACGGTGCGCAACATGGTTATAGCGTGTCTATATTATGCGACGCACATGCTACAAGACAAACTCCATTAGGAATTAAAAATTTAAGAAGAGGTGGAAACAATAACTTTGCATACAAAGGATAATTATGCCAAAATTCAACAGAGAAAACATAGATCGTAAAACCAATAAACCAAATCCAAAAAGCACGGAAGGTTTGAGTGACGATCTATTGTTGAATCGTGCATATCAAACTCGTCGGGATGATGATGTAATACGTAGTGCAAAACGCACTTTATATGACGTAGATTTTGCAATCAAATGGTACATTGACAACGAAATACAACCACAAATCTTTGCAAATCAAGAAAAAATTGCAGTACCTGTAATATTTGCTAACGGAGAAAAATGGGACAATGTACGACGTTTAGGGTACATACGAGATGAAAAAGGAATGTTGCAATCTCCATTAATCATGTTAAAACGTAACAGTACTGCAGAACGAGATAATTATAAAACATTGGATGTTAATCGCGAATCTGGATATTCGCAGTTAGGAAATAGACTAATTTCAAAATCTAAATACAATGCAAGAAATCGTTATGAAGATGAATTGTTTCCAATTCCAACTAATCTGCCACAACAATCAGAAACTATATATGTAGTTGATATTCCAAAATACGTTACTGTAGAATATGATTTGATGTTGTGGTGCGATTTCACTACACAAATGAATGAACTAGTTGATCAAATTTTACCATATGGTAGATTTTTATGGGGAAATGAAGGAAATCGTTTTGAAACGGCATTGGGTTCAGTTTCGTTTGAAACCGTAAACACAGTCGGAGAAGATCGTTTAGTAAGGTCCACAATTCCATTAACAGTGCATGCTACGTTATTATCAGAACAAGAAGCACGTATATCTACTTTGAAAAAAATGTATTCCATTAAGAAAGTTTCATTTGACACCGTAATTGATTTAGATGGGGACATATTTAGCACTACGACAGTACCGATTGCATTGCTTCAAGTATCACAACAAATATTCAGCGGAGCAACCATACAAACATCTGGTGGAGCTAGTATAAATGCAACAACCATGTTGTATTTAACAAATTTATCAGATAAACAAGCAACTTATTCTTCCGCAACCACAGTGACCGTAACGGGAGCAGCTGCATATAATCCAGTAACAGAAACGGCTGCAACTAAAAATGAATTCAACGTGTACATAAACGGACAATACATAGATAAAATTGCATACGCATGGACGCCATCTTTAAGTTCAACGCAAACAATTGTTTTTGATACTTCCATTTTAGGATATAACATCGAATCTAGCGATGTGGTAATTATAAATGGGAGATGGCAATAATGGCAAGACAATTTAGGCCCGGACAATTACAAACAGGTTCTTTATATAATATTTCTTCTAGCTATGCAGTAACCGCATCATATGCACTAAATGGTGGTGGAACTGGTACTAATATCGATACCGGATCATTTGTTACGACCTCTTCGTTTAATGCATTTACTGCATCTTACACGACTGGATCGTTTACTGGATCTTTTATAGGAGATGGTTCGCAATTGACGGGAATCGTATCATCAAAGTGGACTGGATCAAATCCTATTTCACGTCAAAGCGATGTTGAAATTACCGGGTCATTGCGAGTTCAAGGAAGCATCACCGGAAGTTTACTTGGTACTGCAAGTTGGGCAGAAAATTATAATGAAACAGACCCAGTATTTACGGCTATATCTGGATCATTTGCTACTACCGGATCTAACGTGTTTATTGGCAATCAAACGGTTACTGGAAGTTTATTTACTACCGGGTCGAATACACTAATTGGATCTACAACATTAACAGGATCACTGAATATATTCGGATCCACAACGCAAATAGGAAATAATACATTACTTGGAAATACAACATTATCGGGCAGTATTATAATATCCGGATCAAAAGGAACGACTAATCCGTCTGTTAGAATTTATGGTGATACTACTCACGATGGATATGTAAGATTTGATCCCGTATCAACAAACATAGATACTTCAATATCTGCTTCTTATATTTATGTATCAGGGTCAACTCAAGATTTATATTTTAGCCAAAACGGCTCAGGATATAGCAATGTAACTCGTTTACGTTGGTTGGAAGGAAATTTATATACTGGTTTATTGCATGGTGGTTTAATTACAACGGCGTCATCAACCATATATCGAATTTCAAGCGGTAGCGGTATTATAGTAAATTTAAATGCATCTATAGGAGATGACCCATATCCAACAATACAATTTTTAGAATGGCCAAACTTATCTGGCAGTATATCACCTCTTACAGCATCATATCAACAAGCATTTGTTGGTATTGATTCAACAAATAATATTTATGCTCAAGGAACTCCTTTTAGCAATGGTCAATTTGATAGCATAATCAATATAGGCGGAGTATTTTTTCAAAATCAATCAACGATAAATGGTGTTAAAACGCAACCGTCTATAGCATATGGCTTTGAACAACAACAAAATACATTTAATAGAGCATTTGGTCCTCTAAAATTATCAGGATATACTTTAGCACCGAGTGGATCTTCAACTGGCAGTCTTATAGTAGCTAGCGGCACGGCCTATGCACCGGGATCTAATTACACAGTAGATCCGAATGAATCTTATTATGCTGTTGATAATGGAACTACCGTATCTAAAATATTTCGATATCATCAATCTGGGTCAACGTGGGTATATAATACAAATGCAGGCGCCGGATTTCCAACAATAGATCCAACTCAGTATTCAAATAATGGTGTATTAACAGCAGTACCAGGTGGTGGTAGTAATAGAGAATGGTCAATACAACGAGTATTTTGGTTTCCAAATTCAGTTATTAAAGCAATAGTTGTTTATTATGGTAATGCAACTTATGCTACCGAATTAGATGCTATTGCTAATATTAGCTTTGAAACGTTTGTCGAAGCCCCCAATACTTCTGCTAATGCTATTTATCTAGGTGCTATAGTAGTAAGAAATAATGCAGATTTTACTGATACAGATTCATATAAAATACAACCTGGTGGTTTATTTAGACAAGTAGGAGGATCCGGTGGCGGTGGCTCGATAATAACACAAACATTGTCGGGTCTATCAGATGTATTGATATCCGGACCAACTAATGGTCAAGCATTAGTATATGATAGTACAGCTGCTAAATGGCAAAATAAATCATCTATTAGTGCTTCTATTTCTGGAAATGCTGCAACAGCAACGACAGCAAGTTATGTGCTACAAGCTGTGAGCGCATCGTTTGCTTCAACTGCTTCGTTCGTTAATCCTCTTAATCAAAATGTAATAATTACTGGTTCGGTTAATATTACACAAAATTTAATCTCATCGCAAGCATATATATCATCATCAACCGGAACAATAAGCGGATCAACTCTTACAGTGTTCGGATCCGGATCTGCATTACCTGTATTCACAGTACAAGGTTCTCAAGGCGAATTATTTAGTATAACAGATAGTCTATCTGGAAGTTTATTTAGCGTAAACAATATTTCCGGTTTACCAATCCTCGAAGTATTTTCGGATAATACTACACTGATAGGTAACTATATAGATCCAATGTTGATTACAACAGCTAAAACCGTTCAAACAAACTCAGGTTCATTTACGGTATATAGTTTACCAACAGCATCATACGATACAGCATTCTTTGAATATTCTGTTAAGTCAGGTTCAAATGCAAGAGCCGGTACAATTATGGCTATTCAAGCCGGATCATCGGTTAATTTTACAGAAACAACAACAACAGACTTTGGAGATACAACACCAGTTTCGTTTACAGTAATAGTAACGGGCTCGAACATGGCATTAACCGGTTCTTCGACTTCGGGAGCATGGACAACAAAATGCATAGTAAGAGGTTTATAAAATGGGAGTCAAAATAGGAGCATCAAGCATATGGCAAGGTTCGACATCGATGTCTGGCCGGGTATCATATTATGGAAATATTGTAATAGATGGTCTTATATTAGATTTAGATGCCGCTAAACAAGATTCATATCCCAAAACTGGAAATTCGTGGAGAGATATAGCCAAAGGTGTTATAACTGGATCATTAATCAATTCTCCTACATTTGATAGTAATAATGGAGGCAGTATTGTATTTAACGGTACTAGTAATTATGTTTTATTACCACAATCAACACCTAATCAAACGTATGGAAATTATTCTTTTTCAGTATGGTTTAATTTTACAACTACAAGAAATTCATCAAGTACCTCCGATTCCATGATTATGGAAGCTCAAAATACTTTACTAGGTGGGGTTGATAATTATTTATATGCTTTGAGTAATGCTGCAGCCGCCGGAACAAATGGCAGAATAGGATTCCAGACATTTAATCCATTAAGTGTTTTATACACTACAACTAACACGTGGACCGGCGGGCAATGGTACAATATTACATGCACTTATGATATTTTAACATCCACACAATCCATATATGTTAATGGTGTTTTAGAAAATTTTACAACTATTGCAAATTGTTATTTTAATACAAATACGTGTTTCGGGTTAGGAGCTTATACAGCACCACCTAGAACTTGGTTTTTTAATGGCAAAATAAGCAATTTTATGGTTTATAACAAAACATTGTCTGCAATTGAAATTTTGCAGAATTACAACGCAATTAAAACAAGATTCGGATTGTAACATATTTATATTAAACCATTCTTGGATAGGGAAAAGACATGGCAAACGAATTTATAATCAAGAACGGATTCCGTTCACAAGGTAACAGTGAAGTCACCGGATCACTCAACGTAACGGGTGGTATAACTGGATCATTGCAGGGTACGGCAACAAATGCCGCATCAGCAGCTTACGCAACAATCGCAGCAGATGCCACCGGAATAAGCAGTGCAATTACAAACAATACTAACAACAACATATTAACTGCTACTGGTACTGGCGTTATTAACGGTGAAGCTAATTTAACATTTGATTCGACAGTACTGACTTTAACCAACGGTATCCTAACATTTACAGGATCTGGTGCTGGTATTGGTAGAATACAACAATCACCAGGAGGAGCAGCTAATGGTTCATATTCTCATGCACAAGGATTAGCTGTGAGTGCAAAC